ACCTCGCCCGTCTCCGGGTCGCGCTGGACCGGCGGGGCCATGCCCGTGACCGTCCGGACCTTCACCGAGGCGTACGTCTGCGCGACGAGCAGATCGAAGATCGTCTGGTTGATCCGGTTCTGAAGCGGGATCATCGGCTCGATGACGCCGACGGTCCGGCCCTCAAGGTCGACGCTCGCCGCGAAGCGGGTCACCGGACACTCGCTCGCGCCGTGCCGGCGCCCCCGGATGACCCTCACGCCGTCCTCGTCGTCGAGCGACTTGAAGGTGACCGCGTACTCGTAGGCGCCGTCCCACATGCGGGCCCGGCCGGTCTTCTCGGCCTGCGGCCAGGACGTCACCGTGAGGGCGGCGTACGGGGTGTCGTCGTTCGCGGGGTCCTCGTACAGCGCCGCCGTCCGCAGCGCCGAGAGACCCTTCGTCAGGACCCGGCCCCTGGCCCGCTCGGTCAGCGTGAACGAGTGCCCGTACGTCAGGGCGCCCTTGTAGATCGCCGACTGCCGCGCGTCGAGCCGGGACCGCTGCCAGTGCTCCCACTGAGGGGAGGACAGGTTCGTCGCCGAGCCCTGGCCGTCGTCGTCGCCCGCGCGGTAGCCGTCCACGTAGAGGGCCTGCGCCGGGGTGTTGACCAGCAACGGGGTCCAGTTCGAGACGGCCCTCTTCGCGAGGAGCCGGTACTCGTCGTCGGCCATCGCCGGCATGTACGGGTCGTCGTGACGGCCGTGGAGGTAGTCATCGACGCGGGTCAGGCGGTCCTTGTCCCGGCCGAGGACGGCAAGGAGCTGGACGGCGAGGGAGGCGGGCTGAGGGTCGGGCAATCCCACCTCCAGGGTCAAACTTTACATGTGGATCAAAGGAAGTAGCCCCGGCCGGTCCGCTTGCGGGTCTTCCGGCCTCGGGCGCGCAGGTCGACGAGGGCCTCGTGGGCGAGCATCAGCGCCGCGTACGCGTCGACCTTCTTCGGGGACTCACGCGACTCCTTGCCGAAGGAGATGCCGTAGTTGTTCACGCGCCGGCGCGCGTTGAGAGCGTGGCGGCGGAGCTTGAGGTCGCCGTCGTGGACGAGCTTGCGGTCGAAGACCGAGCGCATCAGCCGCTCGTGGGCCATGGTCGACGCCTTCAGGCTCGTCCGCATGTCCCAGCCGATCGCGTCCTTGCCGGGAGCCTTCACGGCCAGGCCCTCGCCATACGCCTCCGACCACTCGGAGATGTACGACTCCCAGAGGGCGACGTCCGCGTACATGCCCTGCACCGCGAACACACGGAAGGCGTCGTGCACGGCCGAGTCGACCTCGGCCTTGGGCACTTCCCAGTTCTTCCCGGACGGGCCGTCCGGCTTCTCCCACAGGCCGAGCAGAAAGACCGCCATGTCGGAGACGCGGAGCGCGACCAGGGCAGTCGCGTCGTCGGTCTTGCCGCCATCGAACCCGAGCGTGATCTCGTCGCCGGGCTTCAGGGCAAGCGAGTCGTCCCGCAGGACATCCCACTCGGCCGGACCGAGGACCGCGTCCTCTTCGGCGACGATCTGATTCAGGTACATGCGCCGCGAGCGCGCGGCCGAGATCGTCAGGTTCAGAACGGACTTGATGATCGACTCGACCTTGAGCCAGACCGCGTCGCCCCGGATCTTCGGGATGACGATCCGCAGTGCCTCGGCGGTCAGCGGCGTAGCCGCGTGCGCCTCGATCGAGTCGTACAGCGCGCCCACATCGGCCGCCAGGCCCGCGCGGACCTTGTCGTACGCCTCGCGCATCCGCTCGGCGACGGAATCCTCGCCAGGCATGAACGCGTTGGTGATCGCGAGGTAGCGGGAGTCCATCTTCGTCGCGTTGCCGTCGATGGTCTCGTACATCTTGTGACCGCCGTTGCCCAAGATCCAGTGATGGGTCTCGTTCAACAGGGTGAAGGTCGTTCGCTTGCCTTCGATCGCCCGGTACGAACTGGTCACCGCCTGAAGGCGCTTGCGCCCCCGGTCGGCCCGGATCAGCTCGGCGCCCATCTTGATGCCGTACGTCGCGATGAGCTTGTCCGAGATCAGGATCGGCAGGTAGCCCATGGTGTTCGTCGTCTGCTCCTGGCTGACGGCGGTCACCTGCACCCACGCCTGCGGGTGCGGCTTGGCCACCGGGGCGCCGCTCTCGTCCCAGTGGGAGAAGCGGGACGGGCCCACGAACTCGACGAGGCTGATCACGGCGAGGAGCGGGTCCTTCCCCCACCCCTTGAGGCGTTGCAGGACCCCCGTGCGGTACACGAACTCGGCGTTCTCGTCGATCGCGTACCACCACAGGAGGAAGCGGAGCTGCTCCCTGGTGAACTTCCAGGGCACCCGCTTCTCGTCGGTCGACCCCTCGCCGTTCAGGTACTCGGCGCACCAGCCGGCGATCTGCCAGCCGAGCGTGAGCTTGGGCAGCTTCCACTGCCCGAAGGCGTCCTTCTGCCAGGTCGGCCCATGGAACTCGGGCTCCAGGGCCTCGATCTCTTCGAGGGTGAGGGCTGCGGTCGCGGCCACGGCTCACCCCCAGCCGCCGATATGCGATCAAGTCGCTGTCCTGCTAGCTTCTCTGCACGCCGTCCAACTGCGGCACACACCGGTCCCCTCCAACCCCGGTTCCCGAGGTGAATTGCCTTGGGTTGCAGTAACAGATGTGTTGCCCTTGGAGGGGACCGGTGGATGGTGGTAGTTGGGTACTCGCTTTGGCCGGAGGAGTCGGTGGTGCGGTTTACGCGCTGAACGTCACCCTCGGACACATCCCGCCGCTGGCAGATAAGGCGGGCAAGGCAGTACGGGCCCTGAAGAAGCTCAAGGCAGAGATCAAGGGTCCCACCGAAAAATAGAGGTGGCCCCGGGCCTGCCAGCCCGGGGAGACCTCTATAGCCCGAGATCCTTCTTGTAGTCGGCGATGGCGAGTACGGCTGCGGACTGCTCCTCGGGAATAGGCTCGTGCAGCTCGATACGCACGCGACGTCGATCGCCCTCGGCGACGAGGAGTCGCTCGAAGGCTGCGTAGATGGTCTGGAGCATCTGGCCCGACCGCTTCCCCGATTTCTTGTAGAAGGAGAGGTCTTCGCACAGCGAGTAGGCCAAGGCCCAGTCACTCGCCTGGTAGAAGTCGGCCTGGCCGGACTCCTTCAGGGAGTCCCACAGACGCTTCGCGATCGGGTGCCAGGTCCGGTCGCCGTTCGGCACCTTCGCGGGACGGGCAACGCCCCGGGTCACCGACTGAGCGTCTCCGCCCTTGCGTTTGCGGGGGCGGGCGAGGTCAGCCTCACGGTTTGGCACAGGACCGGGCATGCTCCACCCTCCTTCGACTTCAATGGAGATATGGACGGAGCGGTCATCGGGCTAATCGGGACAGTCGTGGGCGCCGTGAGCGGAGTGCTGGGAACCCTGGCTACCATCCGCCTCGGCGGAGCGGAACAGCGGCGCACTCAAAACGATCAGTCAGAGAGACAGGGCAGAACCTCAGCGTATTCGGCCCTCATCACGGCGTGCAGCCGCATCTATCGAGTGGGCTACGCCACCCACGCCGCGTTGCAGGCCGAAGGCCCCAACGATCCCGAAATGCTTGGGGAGTTCAGGGCGGCTATTGAGGAAGCTCTCGAAGCTGTGAGCGTCGTGAAGCTACATGGGCCGAATGGGATTGCCCGCGCTGCGGACAACTTGGCTTCGGCAATGAGTAGTTGGCGCAGCGAAGTCGAGCTTCTGGCTGACGGCCGAGGAGACGATCAACGGGCAAGCGAGGCCATTGAACTGTACGAGGAGCTGGAAGATCGGTTCATCGCGCTGGGGCGCGAGACGCTCAGTGGCGTACCCGCGCGACCTTAGGTGATCAGCCCGGGATGCTGCTCCGTCCTGCGGAAGCGGGCACGGATTCTCTGCCGCCGCGCAGCGAGAGCAAGGGCTCCCTCGCGAGAGGACTTGGCCCGGTGATGAAACCCGCAGAGCGCTCGAAGGTTGGTCTCTCGATGGTCATCACCAGGCACGATGTGGTCCACGTCTGTGGCGAGTTCCTCGCAGCGCTCGCCGTACTGGTCGCGGTGGGTGCAGCGGTTTCCGTCTCGTCGCAGGACGCGAAGTCGGATCTTCGGCCAATCCGCCGACAGGCGCTCACGCCTGTCTGAGGAAGCCCAGTTCGGCATCAGACCCCCAGGTCGAGCAGTGCCGCGAACGCGACCGTGGCCTGTTGTGAGACGACGCCGTTCCCGAGGATCTGGAGCTGCTGTCCGCGCGTCAGGCCGGGCACGTCGGTCACGTAGCCAAGGGGGAGGCCCATCAGCCACTCGACCCATTGGACCGTGACGCGAGGACCGCCCTTCCGTCCCACCTCGGTAGGCGGAGGAGCGGCTCGGCCGGTCACTGACTCCCACTGCCGGACGACCGGGAGGTACTCACCCCACCAGTGCGCAGGGGAGTGGGGGCCGTCCACCGCAGGCTCGGGCTCGCGGCCTTCGCGGATCGCGTCCGAGTACGGGAGGAGATAGCACGCCTCGTCGTCGAGGGTCGGACCGTGGCCTCCGCGCCGACGCTCCTCGGGATGGCGAGCACCGCCATTACTGCCCAAATTCGAGGTCGGCGTTTTCAGGGGTCGCGATACAGAACCAGCGGTCACGGAGGTGAGGGGCTTGAGTTGCGGTAGCTCGAATGCATACCCACCGCGCGCTATACCCGATCTCGGCCAGGTCACCGAGGACGACTTCGAGCCCCCGCGTCCGGATATTCGAGACGTTCTCCAAGAAGACGAGCTTCGGTCGAATGACGCGAATTGCATCAAAGGCGTTGACCCAGATTCCAGAACGAGCACCTCGAATTCCAACCCGGTTCCCCGCAATCGAGATGTCCTGGCAAGGCGTTCCTGCGGTTATTACGTCGACCAGGCCCACGAGTCGAGCCCAGTCGATCTCGCGGATATCGCCGAGGTTGGGGGCGTCCGGATACCTCTCGGCGAGGACGGCGCTCGGTCCTGGCGCGCTCTCCGCCACGTAGGCAACATGTCCGCCAACGAGTGGAGCGACAGCCATTCCCAGGCCGCCGTACCCTGCGCAGAGTTCGAGGATCTTCAAGCAGACCCCCAAGTGCGAAGGACGTGACTAGGTACGTACGTCTTTCGTCTTCACTCAGGCGGCCCCTTCCGGGGCCAAGCCTGCAATTCGCGAAAGCGCGAAATACGTAAGGCGTCTTCATGCTGGAGAGCCCCGACAGGGGCTCAAGCCTTGCAACTTGCCACTTACGTACTTACATATAGAAGTCGCTAGTTGATCTTGATTCCGGAAAGGGGAATGCCTGTGACCTAGATCACACTTGGGCGGCGCCCGAAGGGCAACGGCGGAAGGAGGCAACGCCGAAGGAGCAGCGCCGCCCGGAGGGCGGACAGCGTGAAGATCGCGAGCGGCTGTGGCGGCCTATCGGCCGTTCTTTCGTGAAGACGCGAAGACGTACTTCACCCAGCGCGCGCCACGCGGCTCCCCTCGCTACCGTCGAGGTATGTCCGTCCCTGGCGAACCTCAGCCGGTCCCGACTGCCGTCGAGCTGCTCACGCTGTACCTGGGCCCCAACGGGGCGCTGGAGGCCCTGAACCACTGGGAGAGGACAAAGGGGGACTGGGGAGGCAACGGCGAGGTGACGGGCGTCCTCGCCCTGCTAGACATGAACAAGCGGCTCCTCTTCGCCCTTGCGCAGGCGCACGGCATTGACGATCCGAATGCGTTCGCCGTCGAATACCTACGAGCGCTGGCCCTAGGTGGCGAGGGCGCTGACGGCACGTGAGGCGGCGCCCATTCTTGTGCAGTGCCGGGGGGCGCCCTGCAAAGCCTTTCTGCCGCTCCTGACCTGCACGTTTGCGCGGGTTCCAGACGGGAGCCATGAGTCCTGGTCGACTCTGGAACCGTGGCAGAATCCGAGCTGCTAAGACCCGGCGGCCCCTCTTTCCTCGTCGCCGGGGTCACACCCCCACCCCTCCCGGCTGGCGCCGTGTGCCGTCCGCTCGCGCGCGTGCGCGTGGAGGAGGGCAACCCTCACCGCGTCAGAGTTCGACTGGACATGACCCCGCAGCGATGTGTTAAGTTGTGACCACAACGACCGAACGGCGCCACGAAGGGCCGGACGACAGTGCACGTAAGGCCGACAAGTCGCATCTCCTGCAAGGTAGTTGTGAATCAGGCTCCAAGATGTGTTAAGTTGTGGCCAATGCAAGCCGAACGGGTCGCAAGGCCCGAGAAAGCGACCGGCCGTGAGTCCGGGTGGCGGGACAATGAGAGAGCCCGCCGCTGACCAGGTCGAATGCGGTTTCTGAATGGCGAGCATGTTATGTTTGGACCCCACTGAATCGATCCGATTCGGCGAGAGAACGCGATTGGTGTAAAGTTTGAACCGGTCGCACGAAAGGGAGGTCTCCTTGATTGCGGATACGTCAAGCCGTGCTCGAAGTCGGCGTGGCAAGGTGCTCGGGGTCCGGTGCTGGGACGGCGGCTTTCGGTGCTTCGACTGTGTCGACTTCAGTTCCCATGTGCGGGATGCCGACGGCCGGGATGTGAAAGCGCGCTGTCAGTACTGTCGCGGACCGGTGTTCATTCTCGCCGTGGAACCCCGCGAGGTCCCGAAGCGCACGGTGCCTGTCGCCCTTGGCAAGTCCTGTGCGGAGATGCCCGAGGTCTCGGCCCGCGTCCGCAATCTGCGCACTCGCCTGAACGAGTTGTCGTTCGCTTACGACAAGGCCCGTCAGCGGATCGCAGAGCTAGAGGCGCGGCTCGCCGAGTGTGAGGATGCCGGGTTCGTCTGGCCCCTTGACTCCTAGAAGCAAGTGTAAACATGTAACCAGGTTGCCCCTATCCACACAGGGAGAGGGCAGGGGTAGCCGTCTCTCCTGACTGCGAGGACACATGCACTCCGACTACGGCACGCCCTCTGATGAGGTGCTCGCCAAGTACGCGGCCCGCTTGGAGGACGCTTACAGATCCTGGCCCACGTGGCACACGGGCAACCCCCTCGACGGGGATCAGCCGACGCACGTTGAGATGTTCACCTGGCACGACAACCGGGCGGGGTGGATCGGGGACAAGTCGAATTTCGAAGTCGCCCGTAACTTGATCCGTTGCGCTGCGGACGAAGGGCGGACCGACACCGAAGTGTCGGATGAGCAACTTTACGAGTGCGGTGGTGGGTCCTCTGCCTGGGACGTGGCGCAGCTCTACGTCCAGGTTTACGAGGGCGGATGCTCCGAGGGGTGCGCCGGCATCCATGGGCAGGAGTGTGCCCGGAACTGCGACCCCCGTGTGGACATCTGCTATGGGTACGACTGCACCGGAGACTGCCACGGCACCCGCACGTTCACCGCAGCGTTCCGCACGGCTGTTGCCCTGGCGGAGTTCGTCGAGGATGAGTATCCGTTCCTTGACGGGGACGACTACGACGACCAGCGGCGCGGGGTGTTCGAGGAGAACCTCGACGAGGCCCTCGAAGATGTGAAGCTGCACTTCCCCTACGACTCTGAAGCCGACCACGCGTCCATCGTTCAGTACGGGGCCGAGTCCCTCTGGGATCTGGGGTACTGGGACGAGGACGGGTGCGTCGACTGGGACGACGTCCGCGAGGCGTACGACGATGCCCGAGACGACCATTTCCTTGCCCTCGGCCGCGAGTTCATGCGGAACGAGATCTCCGGGCAGCTCGCCTTGGAGGTGGCCGGTGTCTGAGGACATCAAGATCCCCGAGATGCGCAAGGTACCTCGTCCCGAGTACCGCGACTGGGAGTACAACCGTTCGCCCAGCGAGCACTGTGCCGTCGAGTCGGTACCGGTCGCGGCTCGTGAAGTCAGGGGTGGGGACGAGGTGATCGGCCTCGCGGCCAACCCTGCACGTCACCGCCGGGACGGCTGGAGGGTTGGCCGGGTTCTGATCAGAGAGAACCGCGGGGGCCGCACACAGATCCGCATCGGGTTCTACGACGAGTGGATCACGTGGGAGGGCGACTCCGACACCCAGATCCCCGTGTACCGCAGGTGACTTCCTCAATCCCCAAACGCAAAGGCGAAACGCCCGCTCACGGGCGTCAGCGGCAGGCGGTACCTGCCCTCTGACGATGCCAACCAGCGTGTCAGCACTACGACCTCGAACGCGAGGAACCCATGAAACCCGTCGTCCGAACTGCGGTGGAGTCTGCCGCAGCCGCCCTCGAACAGCACCACGGCGTCGTGGCCCTGGCGTTGATCTCCAACGGTGAAGAACTGCGTCTGTCCGCCCGGAGGGCCAGAGACAGGGCCCTGCACTCCTTCGCCCGTGCACGAGACAAAGAGTCCGAACTGAGCAGGTTCATCGGCCGTGCGCTGGAAGACGATGTGGCGACTCCGGCCCACTGGGTTGAGCACCACTGGGCCATGATCTTGGCGGCCGTGTGCCGTCGCGAGGCCGGGGATCTGGCCATGGCGCAGTCGGACCAGAGGTGGCTCCAGCAGTACGACGGCCCTGAGGATGCCCCGGTCTTCAAGATCCAGACGTGGCAGTACGAGGACGCGGTGAAGCGAGCCAAGTCGCTTGCCGAGGTCAAGGTCGCCCTGACCTCCGTCCGTGACGCCCTTCGTGAGGCCGGAGAACTGCCCGCCCGAGACATCGCCGCCTGACCTCTGATGCGACGCCGCTTCTGCCCGAACAGGGAGTGGGAGAGGCGGCCCGGACTCGAACGAGAGCACCACATGAACAGCGCAGACTGCGACTTCTGCAACCTCGCCAGCACCGCCCGGTGGCTGTATGTCCTGCCCGAGAACGGCCCCATCATCGCCATCGACAGGGGGGAAGGTCTCCTCGAAGTGATTCACGACGACGGGCTCTGGCACGCCTGCATCGGCTGTGCGGCCCTGGTCGACCGGGCGGACGTGACCGGCCTCGTCGACCGAGCGGAACGGCACATGGCGTCTGCCTTCCCCGACCTGTTCGAGGGAGCCTCGGGACCCCTACAGCGAGCGATGCTCGCGGCCCGTTTCTCCGCCGTGATGATGCCCGGTGTTGAGAAGCACCGCGTCTGAACCGGCACACCCCACCTTGAGAGGACACATGCTCACCGCTGCCCGGATACAGCCAAGCGTATGGATTGGCTGTCTCTCCTGCTACAACTCCGGCTGCCTGACCGGTGATTGGTACGGCGCCGACATCGCCGCCTCGGTCGAACCGGCCGACCTTCACGGACACCCCACGTCCCACGAGGAACTGTGGGTCATGGACCACGACGGGTTCTGGGGCATCCTCGACGGCGAGTGTTCGCCCTACGAGGCGACCGAACTCGCCGAGATCCTGTCCGAACTCACCGAGAGCGAAGGTCCCGCCTTCGCCATCTGGGTCAAGGAGTTCGGTGAACAGGGCGAACGGGACGACTGGGTTGCCCAGTTCCGCGACGCATACCACGGCTTCTGGAAGGACGAGGCGGAGTACGCCATGGAATGGGCCGACGACACCTCCGAGGAGGAGGACAAGGAGCGCATGACGCGCTGGCCCTTCAATGCGATCGACTGGCAGCGCGCGGCCGACGAACTGTTCAGCAGTGGCCTGCACGCTGAGGAAGTCCCCGGCGGAATCCACGTCTTCTGGTCTTGCTGACCCATCCCTCATTTCAAGTACGGAGTGTAAACATGAACCCTAGCGATAACCCGCGCCTTGGCAAGGTCCGCGCCCTCTTGGCGAAGGCCGAAGACCCGGCGGCGTCATTCGAAGAGTCCCAGGCGTACTTCGCGAAGGCCGCCGACCTGATGGCCAAGTACGGCATCGAACGCGCCATGCTCGCCGAAGTGGAGCCGGAGAGCGACAACCCCGCCGACCGCGTCATCGTCGAGAAGGGCGCTTACCTCCTCGACCGCGTGAGCCTCCTGATGGGGATGGCTGAGGCCCTCGGCTGCAAGGCCCTCCGGTGGCGCATCTGGGACCCGTCAACGCGTAAGCACGTCCAGCGGGTCAAGCTCTATGGGTACGAGTCCGTACTCGACCGGGTCGAGATGCTCTATACCTCCCTCACTCTCCAGGCATTCAACGGGATGAGGCAGGGGCGCCCCCAGCCGGGGGAATCGACGACCAGCTACCGCAAGGCGTGGTTGGGCGGATTCACCAGGACTGTCATCGACAGACTGAGCGAGGCAGAACAGGCCGCGATCCAAGAAGCGGACCAGGGAACCGGCGAGCACCGAGCCGAGCTGGTGGTCGCCAGCCGTGAGGAGAAAATCCTCGCCATCTTCAACGCCGCTCACCCGAAGGTTCGCGCAGGTCGAGTCCGGCGTGTCAGCGGATCGGGATGGAACGCGGGCGCCGAAGCCGGGGAACGAGCAGACCTCGGTACGGCACGCCTGGGAGCGGCACGCAGAGCCATCGCGTAACCCCCCCTCATCGGCCGCCTCTGCACACAGGGAGAGCGGGGGCGGCCCCCCAACTCACGCTGGAAGAAACGCACATGATGCCGTCCGTCCGGAACGCCGAGTCCATCGCGTTCGACAGGATCAAGAACCTCGTTGCCGACGTGCTCAAGACCGCCCGAGAGGTCACCGCCTGGCGCAACGACTACGACCCCAGCACGCAGGAGTGGTACACGCTCTGCAACCTCGCCGAGACCGCCGAGAGCCTGGCCCTGTCCCTGCCGGTCGAGATGCTCCCCGACAAGGAATGGCGTTACGTCAGCCCCGCCGAGTACGCGGCAGTCGACGAACTGCGCGCCCTGCTCGAAGGGACCGAGGGCAAGTGAAGAAGCCCCTCCGCGCCATCGTCGCCGGATTCAGCGCCGCCGTCTTCCTGATCCTCGCCGACGCCGCGGGCGTCCACCACGAGCCGAAGCCTCCCCAGCACATTCCGACCTTCGACGAGCGCATGCAGAAGCAGGGACGCGTGCTCTGGGGCGAGATCGACGGACACGCCGACTGCTGGGCCCTGATCGGTGACACCTCGTACGTCACCTGCCGCGATGGCTACAAGACCACTTCCTGACGCAAGCGGCCCCCTCCCACAGGGAGAGGGAGGGGGCCACCCAGAAAGGCTACCCGTGATCACGATCATCTGCGCCGAGTGCAACAGGGCCCCCTTCGGCGTCCAGCCCTCCGGCCGCTTCCGCTGCGACAACTGCGGCTCCGAGATCCTCCCCCGCGATCTGGTCTTCGACGAGGGCGAGGTCTGGGTCATCGACTCCGCCGGCACCCTCGGCTACCTCCCCGCCCCCGATCACGCCTGAACCGAGAGGCCCACCACATGAACGCCCAGCCGGACGGCCTTAAGAATCTCCGCGACCACATCGACCTGACCGAGGAGAAGGCCCAGATCGAAGCCGACATGCAGTACGCCGTGACCTTGGAGTTCGGCCCGTACCTCGGCTACCTCGCCCACTACGGCCAGAAGCTCCGCACCCTCGCGAGTGCCTACCGACAGGACGAGATCGCCCACCGAATCCTCACCGCGTACGCCGACGAGGCCCTCGATCGCGCCAACGGCAACTAACCCCGCTCCCACTCGCCTGAAAGGAAGTAAACATGAGACCCGTCCCGTTCCTCTCCTCGTTCCTGCCCAACAACAAACGCAACCGCGATTCCCTCGCCGCCGCCTGGCTCCGCATGCTCGAACTCGGCTACACCACCCGCGCCGAGCCGGTCGACGAGCCCGAGGGGTGCACCCGAACCCGGTGCGCGGGCGTTCACCACGGCTACCCCGGCAGTGAACACCGCTGGGCCCTGGTCGACGAACTGTGCGGCGCCGAAATCGAGGTCTACTACTCGCACATGCGCGACCGGAAGGGCGCCAACCCCGCACCGCCCCGCCGTCACAAGGGCTGCCCGTACTCGGGCTCGGCGAACGCCGTGAAGCGCGCTGCCCGGTACGCCGAGATCGGCCGCCCGATACCCGCCTGGGACACCGAGGCCCTCGCCGCCGCCTCGACCGCCTGACCACCTCTCGCACCACCACGGGCCGCCTCCGCACACAGGGAGAGCCGGGGCGGCCCGTGATCCTCAAAGGAACGCCATGTCAGAAATCCTCGCCACCGCCGACGACGGTTACCTCCGGGTCCGTCTCGCCCGGTCGGAACACCCGGTGAATCCCCGCCACAACACCGGAAACCTCGTCCACGTGATCACCATCGACACCCACCTCGACCAGTACGAACCCGTTGACAGACACGGCGGCCCCCTCGCCGACATCTGGAAGCGCCTCGCGTCGAACCGCTGGAGGGGAATCGAGCTCTTCACCCGCTATGTGTCGACCATGCACGACGGGATCGTCCTCGAATCGGCCCCCGAGAACGGCCCGCGCTCCCTCTGGTACATGACCGGCCAAGAGATGTACGAACTCGACTTCGGCATCCTGAGCGAGGGCTACGTCGAAGCCGAAAAGGAAGAGTACGAGGCATGGCTCTCCGGCGATGTCTGGGACTTCGTCGTCGAGAAGAAGACCCACGTCTTCAAGGCTGACGAGCCCTACTGGAAGCCCATCGAGTCACGGTCCAGCCTCTACGGCGGCCCGTACGCCCGCGACATGGCTCGCAGCGCCCTCCGCCGCTGGGCCGAGCGCTCCGCCGGCACCTCCTGACACAACCTCACCGGCCGCCCCCGTCCATACAGGGAGAGGGCAGGGGCGGCCCCATCCTCAGAAAGCCACAAGCCATGAGCACCCAAACCCTCGACCTGTCCTTCGGACGTGTGCGCGTCGAACTCCTCGACTCCGCGAAGCAGTGGTTGACGACCTACGCCCTCGATGGCAGCCGAATCCGCGGGACGGTCCAGATCGCTCCCGAATACGACGAGCCGTTGGTCGGCGACTATCGTCGCGACATCCCGAACGAGGTCGAGTGGGAGTTGCTCCCGTCAGCCTTCCGCGTCGCTTACGGGCGCTCCTCGTACAGCCGGAGCGCCGCTTCCGGAACCCTTGAGGTCAACGGCTCCCGCCTTGCCGACTACACGATCATTCGGTTCAAACCCCACGGGCCTGCCTACGACTTCAGCGTGCGACGCCTCTTGTCCGGCATCGGCGACTACTCGGCCCCGGTCGGCGCACGCGACAGGACGCGAGAGGTCGTCCGAGCGCTCCTCGAACTGCACCGCCAGGACGAAGCACTCGTCCACGAGAAGGCGGCAGCCTGGGCCGACGATCGTCGGTCGACTCGCCTCGGTGACATAGCGAAGGAGGCCCGCGAGATCGGCGACCTCATCCAAACCCTGAACAGCCGCGCGGCTGACCTGCGCACGCGGAGCGACATGCTGACCCCCGGCATCTTCGAGCGGCTGATCGCCGATAAGGCCCCGGCTCCCCAGTGAGACACGCCTTGCGGAAGCGCCCCGAGGGCCGCCTTCAGTGCACCCGATGCAGGGCCGCCTTCCTCACCAGCGAAACCGCTGGCACCTCTCGCTTCCGCTGCCCCGGGAAGCCTCTCGTCCACGGATTCCCCAGCCGCCGGGAGCACATCGTCTACCCGACCTGGGGTCGGGATCGGTCCTGCGCGACGTGGTACTGCCCCGACCCCGATCCGTCGCACAACTTCCACGGCCCCGGCCTGTACTGCGACGAAACCACCTGCGGCACCTGCCTCCACGACTGCGACTGCGACGTCTGTAAAGGCCACGTCGCGGCCCCTGGTCTCCAACGGCTCGTGGACAGCCGCGAATGACGACCACGGCACCCAACTCCCCTTGAAGGACAACCCGATGCCCAACCCCGCGAAGTACAGAATCCACCTGCCCGAATTCGACACCGCCCAGGAAGCGTTGGAGTGGTTCGACGGCCTTCGCCGCAGCGGCTCCCTCCCCGCCGAAGCTGAGCTGTACGAACCTGATGCACTCGACAAGCAGCGGTACGGCTACAGCGTCCGGGACCTGATCGTCGGGCCGGTCGGCGACCGCGCCCCGCAGTTCCTCATCCGCAACCGCCCCGACAGCAAGGGCTGAACCCATGACCGTACAGACCATCAGCCCCAGCACCCGAGTGCCGCTGATCGGCTTCGCCGGCGCTGCCCGCTCAGGGAAGGACACCGCCGCCCGCGCCCTGGTTGACGACGGCTGGACCCGCAGGGCTTTCGCCGACAAGGTCCGCGACATGCTGTACGCCCTCAACCCCGTGATCGCTGACGCGGATTACAGCGAAGGGACCACAACCCTCCGGTACGAGGTCGACAATTACGGCTGGGAGTTCACGAAGGAGACGTACTCGGAGGTGCGCGGGTACTTCCAGCGTCTCGGCACCGAAGGGGGCCGGGAGATCCTCGGCGAAGACCTGTGGGTCGAAGCCCTGTTCCGCGACTTCAGGCTCTGGGGCGCGACGGTGATCACGGACGTCCGCTTCCCCAACGAGGCCGAGGCGATCCGGGCCCACGGCGGTCTGGTCGTTGCCATCGAGCGGCCTGGGCAGTCGCCCATCCAGGAAGCTGGGCACGTCAGCGAGAACGCCCTCGCCGGGTACCTGTTCGACGACGTGATCCTCAACGACGGCACCGTGGAGCAGCTCCGCGACCGTGTGAGGCAGCTCATCCCGCTCGTGATGTAAACATTGGACCGGAGTGTTAATGTGAACTCATGCGAATCACTCCCCGCACGGAAGAGGTAGAGGCGGTCAAGGCGCTCCTGGAGGACCCCACCTTCGAGAGCGCCGACCAGATGGCCAAGGCCCTGATCAAGGAGATGGGTGCGATCCTCCAGATGCGCAACTGGGTGGCCCTGGTGCACACCTGGAGCGACGGGAGTCGGGGTCTGAACTGGGCCCCCTTCGGGAACGAGGCCGAGGCGAAAGCCTTCGCCGCGAAGGTTGCGATCGGAGGCGCCGGCCGCCTCGTCAAGCTCTACGCCCCCGGCGTCACGCTCGCCAATGTCGACAGCAAGAAGGGCTGGAAGGGCTACTGCTTCCACCCGGAATGCGGCCATGCCCCCTTCACGCACTCCCTCGCTGGCGCTGCCCGAGGTGCCTGCCAGATACCCACCTGTCCCTGCCCCAAGTTCCAGCAGAAATAGCCAGAACGGACCAAGAGATGAGCGAGTTCCTCCGCCGCCCGCGCCTGACCGACGCCGAGATCGCCGAGCTTCTACGCCTGCGCGGCGAGGGGCGCGTCACCAGCCCATTCCTCGCCTGCCTCGCCGCCCACTTCGAGAAGGCGGAGGGTGAGGGAGTCCGCAACCCCGCCCGCCACTTCGCCGAGATCCTCGGGGTCCAGAGGCAGACCGTCATCACCTATATGCGGATGGCCCAGCGCAACGGCCTCACCCGGAAGGACAACTGATGAAGACCGTCGAGTTCCATGCCTGCGACTGCTCCGGCAAGCGGGCCTTCGGCGACCGCCGTGCCGCCGAGAAGGCCCTCGGTCGAGCCCAGGCCAAGCGTGACCGACAGGCTCAGCGGCGGGAGGGGCGGCACCCTCAGGGTCGGGAGAACCGTGCCTATCAGTGCGACTTCGGCATGTGGCACCTCACCAAGCAGTCCCGCCGCTCTTACGTCGAGCGCGCCGCACTTTTCGCGGCCTGAGTGTAAACATTGGACCATAAGGAGGATCTCTCATCATCGATCAGACCCGCACCCAGGTAATTCTGTGACAGCGGGAGGAAGCAACCGGCTGCTGACGTCGGAAGAAGTGGCCGGATGGCTGAAGGTCAGCGAAACAACGGTCCGGAACAAATATCGGACCTGGGGTCTACCCGCTCAGAAAGTCGGACGCCTACTGCGATTTCGTGAGCGCGATGTCGTGACCTATTTGGACAGAAACTACGGTTAAAGCTGGTTCCCTGAAATCCAGCCTCGGGTGAAGTGTGCCCGAAACCGAAAGATAGAGAGGGGGATGCATGGCGAAGGTATTTCAGAAGTGCAAGGAAGACGAGAGAAGTCCGCACTACCCATGTGATAAGACCCCCTGCCGTCATGGCTGGACCGTCAGGTACAGAGAGCCTGGTGGGAGATCCGGCAGTCAGCGAGAGGCCAGCTTCGACAAGAAGACCAAGGCCGACCAGTTCGCCAACAAGGTCGAGCACGACAAGGACCAGGGGATATTCGTCGACCCCAAGGCGGGGAAGATTACAGTCCGGGCCTACGCGAACGACTGGTTGGCCCGTCGTGTCATCAAAGACGGCACCTACTCCAACTACAAGGGGTTCATCGAGAACCACTTGATACCCCGCTTGGGTCGCAAGACCATGGCAGGGGTGGCGAAGGCTGATATCGAGCACTTCAAAGCGGCCATCAGCAAGGTGCTTGCCCCGAGCACCGTGCACGATCGCATGAAACTCGTGCGGCACATGTTCTGGTCGGCCAAGGAAGAGAAGCTGATCCAGGAAGACCCCACCAAGGGGGTCAAGACCGCACCGGGCAACCTGGCGGTCGACGAGGACGAGATCCCGACGCTGGACGAGGTACGGCTCCTGCACGAGCACATCTCGCCTCAGTACAGGCTCACCATCTGGCTCATGGCCGGTGTCGGGATGCGGGTCAGTGAGGCGCTGGCCTTCCACGTCGGGTGCCTCCGCGACGACGTCATCCGCATCCGGTGGCAGATCAGCTCGAAGGCCAACCGCGAAGACAGCAAGACCCGGCTCGTGCCGCTCAAGCACCGTGAGGAGGGAGAGTACCGGGACGTCCCGGCGGCGCCCTTCGTCTGTGCGGCGATCGACGCTCACCTTGGGCAGTGGGACCCGATTCCCCTTCCGTTCCTTACTGAGGCGGGTAAGCGGAGACAGGCCGAGGTCTTCTTCGCGCCCAGGGATCGCGGCAAGGGCATCATGCCGACTGCCACGACGTACGGGTACCACTTCAGGAAGGCGTGCTTTGCTGCTGGCCTGGTGGACGCAGACGGCAAGCCGAAGTACCGCCCGCATTCGCTAAGGCACTTCTTTGCATCGACGGCTCTGGCTGCCGGTATCCCCATCCACGAGGTCTCGCGGTGGCTCGGCCACAAGTCGATCAAGACCACGGTGGACATCTATGGTCACCTCGTCCCGGAGGCGTGGGATCGATGCCGCGAGATCATGCAGAGGGCCATGGGCCCGGTGCCCGTCGAGATCCCGGGCGACGCTTCGGAGGAGCCTTCCGACTACGGCACTGCGGCTTGATGTGCTGACTCGTGCTGGTTGTCCCGCACGGTGCTGGTTCCGTGCTGGTTCCGATTTCCAGAAGGCTCGTTTCCGCAGGTCGCAGCGTTGTGCTAAACGTTCCGCTTCAACGTCTGATCACCTCCACAGATACGGCCTGACCTGCGAGAACGCCGGTCAGGCCGTTTTGCTGTCCGCAGGGATCCGGAGGTCGGACGGTGTGTTTCTCGGCAGACAGGGCGGTCCGCGCGAGCGCCACCCCTTACCCCCACTCCACCGGCCGCTCCACCCACCCCGACACCAGCACGAGCCCGGTCTCGCGGTGGACTGTGAGGAAGGCGAAGGGGCGGTTGAAGTGGACTTGGGTGACGGTGGTGGTGTGGCGGAACTCGGGTACGCCGCCGGCGGCGGCCGCGATCAGGGTCACTGCTTCTGCTTCGAAGCCTGTCGCGTGGAAGCGTGCCGTGACGGACTGGGCGGCTGAGCTGATGGCCAGGGGGCTGTCGCTGATGCCTGGGAAGTGGCCGTGTGTTGTGTCCTGGGCTGCCTGGAGGCCGAACAACTCTGGGTGTTTCAGAAGATCGTGATGGGCCGTCAGTTCGAAGGCCGCTGTCGTCACGTCGAGTTCGGGCGGGCGGGGGTACGTGCTCGGCACTTCTGTCACCCGCACCCCGGGACCCGTCTCCCCGGCTCGCAGTCGGGAGCCGGGAGTCGTCGGGAGGGAGTCGTGGAGCAACTCGACGCCGGTGCTGAGGACTTGGGCGGGGGTCATCTCGGTTTCGCCGAGGAGGAGATGGACGTCGAGGCCGTCCTCGCCGAGTACTCGTACCTCGGTGACGGAACCGAACGGGGTCTCGGTGACGGAGAGTTGGTCGATATCTTGTGTGACGCGCCTCAGCCCCAGGTAGTCACAGTCGGACCAGACCGCGGATTCGAGGAGCGTCTCGTGGAACCGGTCCGCCCACCGAGTGCGCAGGGCCAGCACGCTCGCCAGGGCAAACTCGATCCCCTTGTCGACCGGAGCCGGCAGCTCCGAGATCCGCCCGC